TGCGTTAATTAGTGGCACGATTTATGAAGATCCAGCTAATCCGCCACAGGGTGATAGTGCCTGGTTTGTTATTCAGGTAGATGATACCGACAGTGCTGAAAAACTATACTTGACATTCCAGTTTAGATTTTCGCCAGTATAAAAGGGGGTGAAAGAATATGGCAGATGGCAGATACATATTCCGAGATTGTGTACCTGATGGTGCGATTGACATAGTGAATGTTCGGACAGGGGATATTGTGCAAAGGGCGTGGAGTTTCAGGGTAAATGCTCCAGTAGAATTGCAATCAGCCCTTGATGGAGGAACATTCCAACCTAATCACATTATCCGTGGTTATGATGGGGAACTTTATGATGGCGATGGTAATTTGCTGGCTGAAGTGAATACATTCCAAGCACAGATAAACTCAACCAATACCGATTACCAAGCCGCTGGTAATAAACAAGTATGGGCAATACCCCAATCTTATACAGTTACTTTGACATTTACAGAGACAGTAATAAAGGACGCCAAGATACTTAAAAAAGTGTTGGACAGTTTGGCAAAAGGAGCTCCAGATGTAAGATTAAACTTTATGGGGGTATTACACGCACACACATAGGAGGGGTGAGAAGTGAGTAAGGTTGATAAAGAGGAGTTATTAAGTAAAGAAGATGTCATACTAAGGGATGTAGCTGGCATTCTAAAAGCGATGGATACAATCGTAGAATATGAGACATACAACGTAGTTAGGGATGGGAAGGAGTTATTTTCATTCCGAGTGCGTGGGTTGACCGATGAAGAAGCTGAGGAGTGTAGGCAAGAAGCTACAAAAACAGTGCGAGATAAAAGACTTGGCAATTTGGCAGTACCGCAGGAGTTTAATGCCGCAAAGTTTAACTCATTGATGATTGTCCAAGCCACGCACCCAGAAGATAGGGCAATGATTTGGGATAATAAAGAATTATGGGAGAAAGCTAACGTTCTTGCTGGTTGGCAGTTGGTGGATAAAGTGCTTAAGCGTGGCGAGAAGGATGAAGTTATCGAACTCATAGAGCGGTTGAGTGGGTATAATAGCGAGGAAAACGAGAGCCGAGTTGAAACTTTAAAAAACTAATCAGGGCAGGTGGTGAAGCGACCATAATTCACCACCTGCTCCAAAGATGTGGTATCACTCCAGATGAGTATTGGAGTAAGCCACCAAAGATACGTGATTTTATGCGTGCAAGCATGTTGGTGGAGTTAGAACAGGAGCAAGAAGAATTAGAGAAGATAAGGGGGAAAGATGGCTAACGAGACCTATAAGGTAGAGCTTTTAATTATCGCACAAGACCAATCAGCACCAGTTATAGAGCAGGCAAATGAGCGGATTAATCGTTTCGCCCAAAATGCCGAGTTAACAAATAAGAAGTTAGCCCGTTCCCTGAATACGACTTATAAGCCGACCATAACAGCGATTGATAATACAGCACCAGCAGTAGCAAGTGCACAATCAGGTTTAAGTAGAATTGCTGGCAAAGTGTGGAGTGTCGTTGTGCATGCGGTTGACCAAGTTACGCCTGTATTTTCGAGCATTTTAAGTGGTGCAAAAAGTTTCGTGAGTAGAATAGGCAGCATTTTGGGTGGAGTAGGAAGGATGATAACATCACCACTTGGAATGCTTGGGATAGCTGGTGCTGGGGTGGGGATGACAGCCCTTATTGCTGGGCCATTAAAACTTGCAGGAGAGATGGAACAAGCGAGGATATCGTTTAATTTTTTCCTTAAGGATGCGGAAAGGGCTAAACGTTTTATAGGTGAGTTGCAAGCACTTGCAGCTGTTACACCTTTCGAATTTGCAGATGTTCAAAGCCTTGCTACCCAGTTGCTTCCTATATATACGCAAATGTATGGCGTTGAGAAGGCTACAGGAATAACATTGGAAACGCTTCAAAAATTTGCTGATGCTGCTGCTATGACAGGTGCGGGTATGGAAGGATTAAAGGGTGCAATGCTTGGATTTACTCAAATAGCTATGAGTGGAAGATTAAGCTTGCAAGACTTAAGGCAGGTAACATTAGGGTTAAGAATACCAATGACAGATGTATTGAAGGAACTCGGCGTAAAGTCATTGGATGATATTTCAAAGAAGGCTATTCCAGCAAAGCAGGCTATGGAAGCAATTTTAAGAGCGTTAAAGCAGTATGCTGGTGGAAGTGAATTACAGGCAAAGACGTTGGTTGGATTGATATCTACATTAAAGGATATTGCAGGCATGACGATAACATATTTCGGTGAAGGAATGCTGAAGCCAGTAGAGGATATCTTATTTGGACTTGTTGAAGCGGCTACCAAAGGCGAGGATGCATTAAAGAGTGTCCAAGATAGACTGTACAAAGCAGGTGTTAGGGTAGGAGAAGCGATGCAGAATGCTTATAGAAAGGTGGTTCGTTTCTTTGGTGATTTGAGTTCAATACCGGGCTGGAATCAGATGTCAATGACACAAAAAATTATTACCGCATTTAGCCAAGTACTGACAGAATTAAATAATTGGTTGAAGGGGGATCAGGGACAAGAAGTATTTAGAAAGATACAAGAAACGATAAACTCATTTTTCAAAACTATTTTCGGACCAGAAAATGCGGAGTTAATTAAGACGCTTGCAGATTTCGGTTACATGCTTGGGTCGGAGCTTGCAAGTGCGATTTTCAATGGGATAAAGAGCAATGTTAAATTAATGACAATTCTTGGTGCAATAGTAGGTTTCAAGATAGCTGGCTGGAAAGGTGCTTTAGTTGGGGCTGGAGGAGCAGCTGCTTTGGCTGGACTTTTTAATTTGGAAGAGTATTTAAACGAGAGAGGAACGCCTGAAGTTACATCAAGCACGCCTGAGCTTACAGGTTCAGCAGCACAATATCAGATGATGCTTATACAAGCTGGCATGTTGCCTGATGAAGCTTATAAATTTATGGTTGAAAGTGGTTATATAACAAGTACTGGCGAATTAATAGATAAAATACCACTTTCAAGTTTACCAGCCCATGCGAGAGGTGGAATATTTTATACAAGGCACATAGCGCAAGTAGCTGAAAGAGGAGCGGAGGCAATTATACCTTTAGAACGTACAAAAAAGAATGTGGAGCTGTGGCAAGTAGTAGGTGAGCACCTTGGGGTGATGAGAAATGCTCCAATAGAAAGTGTAACTCAAGCCACGATAAATAATACATATAACACAATGAATCAAGCCACGATAAATAATACATATAACACAATGAAAAATGTACAGGCAATGTCGTATAGCACTGTAACACATAATGTTCAAACAGAAGTTCCTACTGTGTCAGTTGTTCCACGTAATGTGCAGAGTACCGTAAACATTAATGTTAACACCGAAGGGTTAATTGGTGAAGTTGTCATAAACAATAAGGCTGATGTAGATGAAGCGGTCGACAAGATTGTGGGAGTATTAGCGCCAGAGTTAAGGAAGGCGTTTTCTAATATGGTGGTGGGATAAATGGAGTTTTACATAACGGGGAAGAATACCAAGCTTCATTTACCGATGAACCCAGAGCAATTGCAAGTAATGACAAGTTCAAAGTTGTTCAGCGTTAGCATAATTGAGTTGGGCGATTTCTTAATGCCGAGAGGTATTGCACCAGCAACGATTAGGTGGGAGGGTATATTCCCGGGTGTGAGTAGGAGGAACAGCATATATGTTGTGGATTGGCAGGATCCCAAGGCGATAGTGGGTTTGATTTCAGGCTGGAGACGAGAGAATGTAAAAGTTCATTTGTTGATAACAGAAACACCTATAAATATGGATTGTTACATTCAAGAGTTCGACCATACATGGAAGGGTGGACATGGCGATTGTTATTACTCCATAAGTTTGGTTGAGGCACGTAATTTGGTTGTGATGACAGAAAAAGAGAAGAGTACGAGTGCGCAGGCTAAAACGAGTGCACAGAGACCAGCTCCGAGTATCCCGAAAACGTATACCGTAAAACAAGGCGATACCCTATGGGGTATAGCAAAGAAAATGCTCGGTGATGGTGCAAAGTGGAAGACATTGTACGAGTTGAATAAGGCTGTCATTGGCCCAGATCCGAACAAAATTAAACCCGGGCAGGTGCTCAAGCTTGGTTGATATTACCAAGATAAAGTATGAAGTGCGCATTATCGATCCAAGCGGTAAGCAAATGGATGTTACGCCATTTGTTAGTCAATTGTCCTTTGGTGATGCCGATGGTGAGTTAGCAGCGCATTTAAGCATGACATTGACAAATCAGCAAGTAGGTGGGAAGTGGGTACACCAGCTTGTAGCACTTGGGACACCGATATACCTATTAGCGAATGGGGTAGAAGTGTTCAGGGGCACGGTGTTTGATTGGATGACGTCTACGGATCCGTTGGGTAGTGTGGAGATTGAAGCGTATGACCAGCTGATTTACTTGTTTAAGAGCGAAGATGATAGGTACTATAGGTCGGGACAAAGGGCAATAGATGTGTTGACAGATATTTTCAGAGCATGGAATATTCCCATAGGCAAGATAGAGGGGCCGAATGTAGTATTAGCCAAGCAAGTATTCCGACAGATGACAGTTGCGGAGATGATAAACAGCATACTCAAACAAGGTAAAGATAAGGGAGCAGGCGAGTTTATCGTACGTAGTGAAAAAGGGAAGGTCTATATCAGAAAAGCCATGTCCAATCAAGATGTTTACGTGTTTGCATATAACGAAAATGTGCAGTCGGTAATGGATAGGTGGAGCATTAATAATCTTGTTACACGGGTGCGCATAATAGGTGCGGAAGATGAGGAAGGAAGGGCACCGTTGATTGCAGTTCTTGACGGAGACACAAAATATGGTGTATTGCAAAGGATTGTCCAGAATAGTTCAGATGACACATTGGCCGATGCAAAGCAGAATGCGAAAGAGATATTGAAGGAGTTCGGACAGCCAGAGAAAGACAGGACAATTAGGTGCGTAGATGTTCCCTTTATCAGGAAGGGTGATAAGGTGAAAGTTGTTGCTGGGACGTTAAATGGGTATTACCAAGTCGTATCCGTAGAGCATAATGTTACAAGTTTAACTATGAGCGTGGGGTTAAAATGAACAAGAAAAGCATTGACGATTTGGCTAAAGTGTTAAATGAAAGAATTAGTTTAATAGCTAACAAACCCGATAGCATTGAATTAGGAACGATACAGCCAGATATGAGCTTGAAGCTTGATACGTTTGCGATGCCGATAAAAAGAGGCGATTATTTGATAGCTGATTTTACTGCACAGGTTGAGTTTCCCGTTTGGTCGTTGGTAGGTGTTGGCGAGTATCCCGTAGACAAAGAAGGGAAGCCGATAGAAGGAGTAGACATATACCATACCGCACAGACAAGGTGGGATTGGGAACAGAGCACTGTTGAGAAAGTGAATATAAGAATTAAACCCGAGCTTAAAAGTGGCGATAGGGTGTTGGTGGCTTGGGTTAACCAGCATAGAGACCCTGTCGTAATTGCAAAGGTGGTGAGTTCATGAGCGATTTATATCCGCGTTTCGATATGCCCGATATAGTGGGTGCTACAGAAAATACAGTGGTAGCTTTCCCTAAAAGTTGGTTGTGGGATTGGGACATATGCGATTTTGTTCAAACAGGTAGCGGTGATGTGGTAGAGGTAGACGGTTTGACAGCTTGGGTGCAATGGTGTGTAAAAGCGATATTGACACAGAGGCTGGCATTTGTTGTGTACGATTGGAATTATGGCGCTGATATTGAAAGTTGTCTTAAACAGCCTACACGAGCAGTAACAGAAGCGGAATTGGAACGAGAGATTACCGAAGCTTTGCTTACAGATCCGAGAACAGCTGAAGTAAAGAATTTCAGGTTTGAGTGGAGCGGCGATGAGTTAACAGTTTGGTTTACCGTGGTAAATGCATTAGGCCAACCAGCTGAAGTGCAAGTAGGTGTAGGGTATAGAGAAGTGCAGAGGCAGTTTTCATTGTCAAGGGTGGAGCAGTACGTTAGCGACTGGTTGCGTGGTGAGTTGGTGAATGTAGAGCCGACCGAAGATGGCAAGCTTGTAATTAAGACAGTAGCTCAGCCGACGTTTANNCGTNNTTCNATNGCNTATAAGAGTGATGGTTCGCAAGTNGNNGTGAATGTGCCGAGGTTCGAAGCTGGAAAGTTTGGACANGGGATAATGATTGAAGAAGGAACGACTAATGCTATACCGCATAGTAGCGATGGCAAGTTTGTGTATAATTTAGTATACGATAGAAATGGTTACACTAATGACACTGTAAAATGGATTACTGACTCGAGTGTGCCATCTCCAGCATTACATGTAAAAAGGACTACGCCTTATCCAGCAAATGGTGGTTGTGCCTATGTTGTTTTTGTAAATTTGTTAGTCGGGAGTGTAGTTCCTGGACAAAAATATACAATAAGCTTATGGTTCAAAGGAAACAAGCAGTCGAGTAGTATTACAGCGCAGATAAGGCTTTATGTTTACGATTCAAACGATCAGCTTATAGGAAGCGATGTAACATTACCGATTTCATTTACAGATAATTGGCAAAGGTATGTGTTTACAGTTACCGCTCCTGATGGAGCGTATAGAATAAAAACATTTGCGGTTGGGTTAGAGAATATAAACTTAAACAATACTTACGAATTTTATATCGCTGGTTTACAGTTCGAGCAGAAGCCATACGCCACCAGCTTCAT